GAAGTTAATGACGCCTTTGCTAAGATGCATCCAGAGGAGTTGCAATATGACCTGAAGGCAGAAGTTTTTTTAGTTCTTTGCGAAATGAATGAGGATAAGTTAATTGGAATGTATGAAAGGAATGAATTAAAATTTTATATAGTACGAATAATGCTAAATATGATTAAAAGCGACAGAAGTAATTTTTATAAGAGTTATAGAAATTATACAGAGTACGTTGATAATGATACTGAAGCGGAAGTTAATTTTGACAAATTAGATTTAGTTGATAAACTTGAAAAGAATCTGGAAGGGCTGCATTGGTATAACAAAGAGATTTTAAAACTATATGCTATTGATTTTAAAAAGAATGCAAAAGAGTTGAGTAGAAAAACAGGCATTCCTTATATGTCAATAGTTAGGACGATAAATAAAACCAAAAAACAAATGAAAACAAATATTAGAAAATGATTTTATCAATTTTAACTGCTATCTGTGCATCATTATTTTTTACTGAGATTCATAACCTACCAACTAAATGGGGAATCAATTTCAAGCCCTTTAATTGCGGAAGTTGCTTGGCTGCGTGGATTGCACCAATACACTATTTCCTACCTGAATTAATACAAAATATTACGTCAACAATGTTTATAGCAGGTTTCTTAGCACCGATTGTTTCTAAATTAATCTGGAAGCTATGGAAATAAAACAAGAGCATAGGGAATGGCTGATTGTTAATATAGGTAATTATGAAAGCGCAAAGAATGGTTATATTAGAAACCTTGAATTAGATGAATTAAAAATGTATGAGCATATTTATAGGACTTACTTAGATGCTAATTTTATTGTATCTGTGTGGTGCGGTTCTTGTAAATTTGAAATGATAATGAGATTATATAAATGGTTTGAAAAACAATAACAATGGCAAACTTTATACACCCCACCGCCATCATTGGCGAAAATGTTATCTTAGGCGACAATAATTATATTGGCGCTTATTGTATTATTGGCGATCCCGCAGAGCATAAAAAGTATTGGGAATATGAAGAACAAATAAAAGATTATGGAACTTTAAAAATTATCCAGAAAGGACAAATAAAAAGAGGCTTAGTAACTATTGGCAATAATAATATTATTACAGGATTAGTTACAATAGATGCAGGAACAAAAGATATAACAACAATAGGGGATAATTGTTTTATTATGAAGCACGCGCATATTGGACACGATTGTCTGATCTATTCAAATGTTACAATAAGCTGCGGCGCTAAGATAGGCGGACATACAGTTATTAAACAATATTCAAACATAGGATTAAATGCCGTTCTGCATCAGTTTAGTATAATTGAACAGGGTTGTATGATTGGCGCGAGTGCTTTTTTTAAAGGTACTACTCAAGAATTTAGTAAATACGCAGGCGTGCCTGCAAGATATCTTTCACCAAATATTAAACAATGAACGAATTTGACAAGTGGCGCGAACGCTACGATACAATGACAATAGATGAGCAAATAGCTTATCATAATGAATTAGAAGCACGTTATCCAGAGCAGAATCATTACAACTATGTTAATGTAAAGGAAGCATTAATGCTATGTGATAAATCAATAGTTTTAGAGTTCGGCACTTGGAAAGGCGATTTAGCTAAACAAGCAATGCAAGACTTTAATATATCAGCTTGGTATGGTGTAGAAATTTGCGAAGCTGCAATTCGTTCAACTAAATGCAAAGAAGTTAATTATATTTTTCCTACAAAATTTGATTGGTTTACAGATAAAAGAATAATAGAAGCCGATGTTATTATAGCAACTCATTTTATTGAACATTTGAGCAACGAACATTTTAAACAATTAGCTAAATATTGTAAAGGGGTTAAATACATTCATTTTGAATCCCCATTGACAGACGATGGCAATGATTGGGATGGGTACGTTGGTACACACAAGCTAACAATAGGATGGAATAAAATAAACGAAATAATGAAAGAAAACGATTATAGTTTAATTATTGATAAACCAGAAAGCAAAACCTATAAAAGAAAATGAAAGTAGCAGTAATCTTATTAACCTTAAATAGAAACGATTTAACTCAGCGAGTAATAGACCATAACTTTTTTAATTCTGGATATAATGCTGACTGTTATTTAATAGATAACGGAAGCGAGCAAGTAAATTTTAAATATCCCTTTACAGGTTATGATTTATCTAAAACTAAAAGAGGAATAGGCGCTGGAGTTAATGCAGGTTTAAGAATGACAAAAGATTATGACGGCGTTTGTTTATTAGCAAATGATATATTGCTTCCACAGAATTGGTTGTCAAATTGGGTTATGTTTGCAAAACGTGTACCAAAAACAGGCATTATTGGAATACATTGCGTAGAAGAATTGCCACCATTAGTTGACGGAATCCATAAAACACACGTTCCATTTGGTGATAATTTTATAACAAGGGAATTGATTGATGCGATTGGCGGTTACAATGAAGCCTATGATCCTTATGGAATGCAAGACAGAGATTATGCAGAAAGGGCTGTAATTGCGGGGTTTACTAATTACTATATTCCTGATTTAAAAAGTGAGCATATCGGACACGATGTTGGAAATGGCACAGAGTACAGAGCAATGAAAGACGCGAGCCTACAAAGAGCGCAAGCGGTTTGGGAAAAGTATCAACCTATATACCATACAGAAAAAAAAATTAGATGCGAATTTTAGCAATAGCGTCCAAAAGTAGCGGCGTATCTTATCATAGAATCCTGATGCCGATAGTCAATATGCAAAAAGATTATTGCTTAATGACTGATGTAATAAATGAGGAAGTGGTTTCAAATAATTACGACCTTGTTGTAATGAATAGAATGCTGCATAATATTACGCCAGAGCAGATGAATCAATGGCGTATAAAATATGGTTTTAAATTAATTGTTGATAATGATGACCATTGGGATTTGGGTGCTTCGCATATACTTTCAGAATCATATAAAGAAAATAAAGTAACTGAACAGATTATTGCTTGGATTAGGATAGCAGACCTTTGCACTTGCACGCACGATAGATTAGCAGCAGAAATTTATCACTTAAATCAAAATGTTGAAATATTGCCTAACGCTATTCCATTCGGCGAAGAACAATTCTTATTAGATAAAAAGCCTTCGGATCTTGTGAGGCTATTTTGGTCAGGATCAGGAACACACGGAAGGGATATAGATATACTACGCAACCCAATGAAGCGAATTAACTTTCCTGTAAGGACAATCATAGCGGGGTATAATGAAGGGGAAAAACATATCTGGGATGGTATGATAGCATCCTTTACGAATGGGCTTAAATTAAACCCAACTATATATAACTTTAACCACGTTACGGAATATATGGCTGCCTATTGCGATTCAGACATAAGCCTTATCCCATTGGTTGACAATAAGTTTAATTCAATGAAATCTAATTTAAAAGTATTAGAAACGGCATCAAAGAAAAACCCTGCTATTGTAAGCAATGTGCATCCTTACAGGGGATTTTATCCTGCTTGCCACGTCAATAGTCAAAAGGATTGGTATTATTGGATCAAACTTTTAGTTAATGATAAGGACGCGAGAACCCATTACGGCGAAGCGCTTTATGATTATTGCAATACTAACTTCAACTTGCACGTTGTAAATAAGAGCCGATTTGCTATTTATAATAAACTAATAGGAAATGCCGGTAATTAAATGTTCAAATGGAAAATACAGGATAGGTACAGGTGCTTGCATCTATGATACAGAGGAAAAGGCGCAAAGCGTATGGGCTGCGATTCGTGTATCAATGGCTGATAGCTATAAAGATTACCCACAAGCCGCAAGAGTAAACGCGCAAAGAGCAATAAATATCAGGGATCAATATAAACGTAATTGCGGAACGCCTGTTGGTTGGGCGCGTGCTAATCAATTAGCTAAAGGTGAAAATATTACAAGGGATACAATAGCAAGGATGTCAAGTTTTGAAAGGCACAGGGAAAATTCAAAGGGTGATCCTAAGGTGGATTGCGGCGCTTTAATGTGGTTAGCTTGGGGTGGTGATGAAGGCGTGGCTTGGGCGCAGAGGAAACTTGAACAAATTGATAATGAAAAAGCACACTAAAATATATCTTAATTATTTTGGTTACGGAGGTGAAGATTTTATGCCCTGTGAGGTTTGCGGAAGTAGAGCGGTAGATATTCACCACATACATAGAAGGGGAATGGGGGGAAGCACAGATGCAGATAAGATTGAAAACTTGATGGCGGTTTGTAGAACTTGCCATATTGAATACGGGGATAAAAAGCATTATATTAAATTTTTAATTGAAGAACATAAAAAAAAATTAGATGGCAAAAGTTAAAAGTGATTCAAGAAAGGTTAACTTTGGTAAAAGGAAATGCGGACACGCTAAGAAATCCTTTAATAAACATAGCTCTAAACCTAAAGCATATAGAGGTCAGGGCAGGTAAATAAAAACCTATGATAAAAAAAGTAAATATTACGGAAGTAATATCTAATCCCAACAACCCCCGTTTAATTAAAGATGACAAGTTTAAAAAATTAGTAAAGTCAATACAGGAGTTTCCAGATATGCTAAACGTCCGACCTATTGTAGTTAATAAGGATATGGTTGTACTTGGTGGCAATATGCGTTTAAAAGCAATTAAGGAAGCAGGTATAAAAGAAATTAATATTGAAATAGTTGATTGGTCAGAAGATAAGCAAAAAGAGTTTATAATAAAAGATAACGCAAGTTTTGGCGAATGGGATTGGTCAGATTTGGCTAATAATTGGGATTCTGAAGAACTTACAGATTGGGGAGTTGATATTATTGGGTTTAGTAATGTACAAGATTTGGGTGAAGATTTTAGTTTACCAAACGGGGATAAATCACCATTTCAACAAATGACTTTCACATTAGCAGATGAGCAGGCAGAGCAAATAAAAAACGCTATTGAGGAAATAAAAAGCACAGAGGAATATAAATATGCTGAAACAATGGGCAATGAAAATTCAAATGGAAACGCTTTATATTTAATAGTAATGCAATGGGCAGAGCAAAAGAAATCTTAGTAAAAGTTATATCAAGCAAAGTGGCTAATGAGTTTGTTAAGTTAAACCATTATTCAGGCAAGGTAGTCGCAAATTCTTTAATACATTTTGGTTGTTTTTTAGACAATAAATTACACGGAGTTTTAAGCTATGGTAATTCAATGCAAAAGTCGCATTTAATAAATTTAGTAGAAACTGAAAATAAGACTACTAATTCTAAATGGAATGAATTTATTGAACTTAATAGAATGGCATTTGATGAATATTTACCAAAATATAGTGAAAGCAGATGTATTGCTATTACAATTAAATTGCTTAAAAAGAACGCACCACAATTAAAATGGATTGTCAGTTTTGCAGATGGTTTGCAATGCGGAGATGGTACAATATATAGAGCAAGTGGATTTAATTTGACAGGAATAACAGAATATAAAGAATTTTACGAATTGCCAAATGGTGAAGTTGTATTAGGTGCAACTTTAAGATTAAGCGGATATACAAGTTGGCTTAAACCTTTCATATCAAAAGAAAAATTTAATATAATTAGTAATGGTGGTTCCAAAAGTAGACCTGTTATGGAATTTATAGGAGCAAAACAATTACAAAATGGTTATTCTTTTAGGTACATTTATTTAATAGACAAAACTTGTAAAATAACTGTACCTATATTACCTTTCTCAAAAATAGATGAAATGGGCGCAGGGATGTATAAAGGAAATAAAGTAACTTTGGCTGAAAGGCAACAAGCGGTAGAAGCATAAAAGTAATGCGTTAGTCTTCCAGACTAAAGAAGGGGTGCAATACCACCCTACCGCTCAAAATAACAAAGAAGGAAATAAGAGAATATGGCAAACGAACAGAATTTAATACCGGTTCAGAAAGGAGAAATAAGAAACCCAAACGGGCGACCGCGTAAATATGTAACGCTACTAAAAGAGCAAGGGTATAAGCTAAGCGAAATAAACGACACTATTCAAATAATGATGTCAATGAATACAACAGAATTAAAAGAAGTTTACGATAACCCAAAAGCCACAATACTTGAAAAGACGATTGCAGGCGCTATGAATAAAAGTTTAATTAAAGGCAGCCTTTATAGTTTAGATACTTTACTGACCAGAGTTTATGGGAAGCCTAAAGAACAATATGATATTCAACAAGATACAAAGATTGAAGTTG